CAGGGCAATGCCTTCTTCTGAACCGGTCACGGCTAGCATGTTCTGCATGGTACCGATCCAGATCGCGTCCGGGTCTGTCGTCAGTGCCCCTGACTCTAGCTGAAACCCTATATAGACCGTGACGGCACGTCCGTAGACGTTCTCAACAAGCGCCTCATTCAGTAACGTATCATCGATCCCGCTGAGACTGAGCTGAATCTGGTACGGGGTCGTCGTTGCCCCTTCGGACATTGGCCCGATCCCACCGAAGTCGCCTAGCCCTAGCCAGTCATTTGACCCCCATGTGATCGTACCGATGCTGTCGTGTAGGTATTGCGTCCCATCAGAGAATTCGAGCTTCACGAAGATCACGGGCCGCAGGACGTCTTCAGTCGTTTGTGTCGCGTTGGCTGCTGTTAGACCCCGGCTCATAAGATGTCCTCAACGGCTGACAGGGCAAAGTCGGTGAAGTTGGGCGGACGCGTAGCCCAGCCGATATCCGTCGCCATCAGCATCATTTTCGCTGCCGGGTAGTGCATCCCCTTCAGTAAGGATACCCCCGTGAATTCAAAGTAATTGCTACTCGCTAGCCCCGACGTATAGATGTGGATATACGGCGTCGCCGACGTTGAAACAAATTCAACTTCTACGATGCCCGTTGCGGTGACGTCCGTATACGCATAGACGTTCCCCTTCGTTGTATCGGTACTCACTGCAAGTCGTACCGTAAAACTCGCGGACATTGTTAGGAGTTCCATACGCAGCCTGTAGGGGCGCGTATTTGTAATACTCAACGCCGACGTGGACCGTAGCCCCCCGGCAGATGAACTCGAATAGGTTGATCGTAGTTTGCCGCCGTACCAGGCAATCGTCGAAGAGTTCGCCGTCCAGCCGGTCGTGTTCGTTAAGAAGCCGCCGTTGGTCACATTCTCACCGTAGCTTGATCCGTGCTGATAGAAGATGATCGCGTTGTTAGTCGGTGAGACCCGGAGCCGAGGCGTGATCTGCAAAGTACAGTTACCGCCTGAATCGCTCACGGCGTTCTGTGTGATCATATAGAAGCGATCCTCAACGGCGATGTAATCACCAGGCTTGAAGATGTGCGTTGATGCCGTCCAACCGTCACTGATTAAATTGAAGCCCGTCTGTGATGCCCCGTTCACGAGACCGCCGCCGCCTTCCGTGCCCTGCTGCGTATGCCCCCAATTCGGGACGCGTATACGATTCGCTTGACCGTCCTGGCGTGCGAGTACGGAAGAGACCAGGCCCGTATTCGGTTCGACTAGGTTTCTGAAATCAGCGTTGATCGCATAGACCGAGCCGCCGCGAACTTCTGTTTGTACCGCCCCTGATAGCGGGCTGCGAAAGATCTTGCTGTTGCTCGCGAGCCTGAAGTTACTGTTAGACGGTAAGACGTTGGGCCAGTCAAATATCACGGGAACCTCCGGCGTCGTATCAGGTCACGTATCGTCGCGATCGTCTGCTGATCACGTATATCCATCTGGCCTATCAGCCGCGCTTCGCTAGCCGGATCAGCACCACGAAAGTCATTATTATTCTCGATAACGACCGTGCCCCCGGCCCCGGATGCGGCAATTGCCCCTGACTGTGACGGTATGAATAACTCAGGGCCGCGCTCGCCTACGACGTACGGGCGACCTCTACTAACGGGGCCACCGGTTGCGCGCCCTTCCGCTTTATCTTTTTCAAAGAGTCCCCCGATCTTTGATAAGAACCCGCCTTCTTTGCCGCCCTTTAGCAGATCAAATATCTTCGACCGTAGCGCCTCCTGTAGCATCTGCTGCAGCCCGCGCTTGAATGAGTCAATCATTCCTTCCACCCCTTCGTTGAAGGGGATGAACAGATTTTCTGAGATGCTATTTGCCACCATCTGCGCGAACTCGTCCGTGTTGTCGCGAAGAGCCATAAGTCCTTCTTTATAACGTTCGATCGTTAGCTGCGTGAGTCGGATCGCTTCCGTTTCTGATATTTTCAACTTCGCATCTTTATGCTCTAGGTATTTGCTGATGATCTTGAGCTGTTCTTGAAAGCTATCGGATAGCGCTTGTTCTTTTGATCGCAGCGACGCCTTCAAAGCCGTAAGATCCGCCACCGGGTCAAACATCCCTTCGGTGTCCGTGCCCGCACCTTCTGGCGGTAGTAACCCTTCAGGATCAACCCCCGTCTTCCGAGGGAGAAGCGACGGCGTTTCCGAGTCCATCGCCGCAAGTCGTCCTCGTACGTCTATAAGTCTATTTGAAATACGAATCTGTTCATCAAGTAATCTATTGCGGGTCTGTAATCGTTTATCTTTATGCGATTGATTTAGCCCCTCCCTTTCAGCCTCTCGCATCATCGTCTCAGCTCTGACGATTTCAAGAGCGATGTCTTTTAGATCCGACTGAAATCGAGCAATATCCGCGTTGAGTGTTTTACGGGCTGATCGATCCCACGACTTGAACATTTCATCAACAGATTCAATGATCTTCGGTACCCAATTCGCGAGGTGATTTGCCATCCGCTCAACGGCGGGCATCGCCTCGGCTAAGGCATTCAGGAAGTTGACCTTGATCACCTGGGAGATCCGCGCCAGGGCATCATTCGCACGTTCTGCTGCTACTGCGTTTTTGTTCGTCACAACGCCAAAGCGTTCAGCTTCTTTCTCGTATGCCTTCAGCGATTCATTGCCGTCCTTGACCATCAAGAACATGCCTACGCCTTCCCGACCGAAGGCGGCTGCCGCCGCCGCTGCTGCCAGTGACTGGTTCTTTATCCCGCCAAGGGCATCGGCGAAGTCACGCATAACGTCTTCAACGTTACGCAGTGAACCGTCAGAGGCTATGTACTGGACGTCAAGTTCTTTCAGCGTTTTAAGTAGACCGCCCTGGCCGCGTGCAGCTTCACCAAGACGCTTATTGAACCGTTCAAGCGACGACGCAAACTTCTCACTACTAACGCCTGCAAGGTCTGCCGCGAATCGCCATTTCTGGAAGAGTTCAACGGAGATACCCGAACGACGACTGGCCTTCGTCATGTCATCAATCGACGTAATCGCCTTACGCATGGCAACGGCTGCCGCTGCACCGAAGGCGACAACAGCCATACCGACCTTCTTCATGACGCGACCAAAAGACTGCATCTGTTTCGATGCTCTCTTTTTGAACGACGTGAAGGATTTGTTAGCGTCATTAAGCCCGCTTTTCAGGCGGGCAGTGTTGACCCCTAGATCAATGCCTAGTGATCCGACTGTTGCTCGTGCCATTAGATTTTCCTGGGCGTGTTCTTCGCGCGACTATTCGCGCGCGCGTCAGCTTGTGCTTTTAATTCCCACTTCCGTTTCAATCGGAAATACGTTGAAGCTTCGGCGAGTTCTAAGCCGGTGAATTCTTCTAGGATCTGATGAGGGGAGACGCCCCAAGTTTCTGCAAGCATAAATGCAAGCATCAAGGTTGGACGTCTTAGGAGTTTTTTTCCTCTTCCTCTTCGTCACCGCTGATCCCGCTTATCCGTGTGCAGATGGGCCATATAAATGACAACGCCTCCGCATCCGTTTCGCCTAGCCAGTCTTCATCGCTATCCTCAAAAAGACGTTCGCCGTCCGTCGTATAGACGCAGCGAATAGCAAGTGCCGAACGGATATTGTCATTGTCCAGTTCATCATCTTTGAATCGACCGGATAACCACTGATCCCATTCGTCACGTGCCCGCGCCGTCATGCCTCGGATTAATACCGTCCCCCAATCCGGAACCTTGACGCGTTCTTCTTTAGGCTTGTTTTCGCGAATCTTCTGCCGAAGAGACTCGCGATCCATTATGAAGTAGCCCGAATCAAGACGTTCGCCGAACTATCGCCGGGACGTAATGTAATCGGGGTAACGTGTATATCACCAACTGTACCGCCCATCGGCTGATACGATTCAAGCACCGCGTCCGCCGTAAATTTCGGATTTGTTGCACTGACCGCACTACTTGTAGGCCGTACTTCAATCGCGAACTCAGCGGCACCAACTAGACTGAACAGCGTTGCATCAACCTTCCCGGCCGCATAGTCCTGGTTGAATTCGACGTCAACCGTCCAATCCAATAACCCCGCTATGTTCCCGCGCGTTGTTGCCCCGCCTGAAGTCGGATCCTGTAGCTCTGGTGCATAGGACATGCTGCAGCTCCGTACGTGATCACTAAGGTCGACCGAATTGATCGACACATAGGGATCAGTGAAGACACTAATAGCCATTTTTTTAGCTCCCTAGACTTGCCGCGCCATAGACACAGCGAAAGTGAACGAGGGCGCAGTGCCCCCGATCGTGTACGCAATCCGCCAATAGTCATCAGTGATCGGAGGGGCTACCTCGATGTATTGACTCCCGGCGGCTGTAAATTGATTGCTTGTTGCTCGACTCGTTGCGCTCGTGAATCCCGAGTTATCATCTGATTGTACCGTGATATCTAGCGTCGGCGTTGACCCGCTAACCGTAAGCACGTGAATCGCTACTAGCACCTTCTGCGGGTTCTCAATCGCCCCAAGTTGCTGCCCGTTACTCGTGCCTGTAGCCGTCGCCGTTAGATCGAGGAACGTATAGCCCTTACCTAGATTGTTCCCCTGTAGCGTCGCAGAGAACGGGGTCACGTCACCGACTGCCCCGAACTGTTCGAGGTCTGCGTATAGAGCATCGCCACAGTATGCAATTGCATCGGTGGTATCAACGGCGTTCGGTTCCATCACTGTGTATGGAAGTGCCGTCGCCCCTACCTTCGGGAACTGGTCAGCATCGAGCCCGTCGGGGTCATAGTAACCATCAACCGCTACGGTCGCCGTCTTCAGTCCTGCTTTGTTTCCGCGCGTCGTCATCCCTCCTAGATTCGTTACGTCTTGGAGTTCAGCTCCGTAGCTGATCGACGCTGTGCCAATCTTAGGTGATAGGTTCATTTCCCCTACCAAGATGCGGACGTCACTAAGTACAGCTATCGCCATTTTTTAACCCTCATACCAGCAGACGAATTCAAGAACTCGCCCATGTTTGTCACTCGTGAATTCGTAGGTATCACGTTCGTTATCAAAGAAAATCTGGTCAACTACTACGCCGTTGAATGTACCGCTCTTGCGATCCAGTGCATCACGTACCGCTTCACCCAAAACCACCGCTTGCGCATAGGCCGACGTTGCGCCGTCTTGCGTATAGGCCGTGATCTGTAATTCTGTCGATCGAAGTGCGGGCGTTGTCCCGCTTGCCTCAACCATACCCGTCATGATCCGTTGGTACGTGACTGCAGGCAGGCTCGCATTCTGTGGCAGGACGAACGGGTAGATGTTTGTCGTGATCCCGCTAACCGTCGCATCATTCACAAGGATGTTGTAAATCGCTTTTTCCATCAGAATTTCCGGAATCCCTTGTGGCTACCTTTGCGCACTTCTTTGATCAAGTTCTCTCCGAGCTTTTCTGCAAACTTCACTATTACCGCCTGGGCTTTCTTATGAAAGACCGGACGCCATACCGGTTGTGCCGTGTTCTCACTGTTGCCGAATTCAACGATGTGGGCATAGCGGCGAGCTGGCCCTGACACCCCGATTCGCAGTGCTAGGTTGCGGCGCATTTCGCGCGGCCTTGTAATCTTCACCGACTTCTTTAGGTGGACATTCGGCACCCGCGTACCGTTGATATACATATAGGTCTTATCATCAACCGGTAGCTCTTTCTGTAATTCCTTTACGTAGACCTTCGCCGCTATCCTTAATGCAGACCGCGCTATCTTGTTCTCGATCGTCGACGGAATACGGTTGAGCGCCTTCTGTAGTTCGCGCCCGCCGACAAACTTTATATCAACTTCACTGCTCAACTGGTTTCCTCGGCGAGCAGTACCGTGACTTTGTTCTTTTCTTCTGGATCAACGACCGACGTGATATTGAATATCCGTGAGTCGTAGCTGACCCTCATCTGCGTTGTTACCGTGGACAGATACCGAATGATGAACCGATGCGACACCTTTTCAACGATCTCATTCGCAGCAAAGAACTCGCGCCCGGTCAACGGCTCGATCTTTGCATAAACAGTCGCCAACGCCGTCCAGGTCGAGACGTCAGAACCATAAGCATCCTTTGCGCGCGACGCCTGCTGAATCACAATCTGCCGCCGAAGCTCGCTAGCCCTCATCCGACCCACCTCGTGCGTGCTGGCATGACGAGCGCCCGTACGCCGTACGGAATATCATGAATCGTCCCGCTGATCGTCGCTTCCCTATTTTCATACCAGTGCGCGGCGAGTAGCGTGATACCTTGCTTGAACTTATCGGGGACATCATCCGCCGTC